CTCTTCAAATTGTGAATATCAATCATCTATCTTCCTCCCCATCGTAGGGTTGTTGCGCCCGCGCACCTGGGTGTTGGGCCAGACCCAGATCTCGCCAGTGTCGTCTTGGATGCAGACCCACAGCAGGTGATGCTCGTCGCCGTTGTCGATCAGGAAATGCGCCAGCGCCCGCCCTAGCGGCGTGGTGAGGGGCATGGTCGGGTTGAGTTGCAGCATCATGACTGGGGTTCCGTTAGTTCGCGCACGGCCAGTTCGAAGTAGCCCGCACCGTCCTGCCAGTGGTCCAGATAGGCCGGGTTGCCGCACAGGATGCGCGCCATCTTGTCGGCGATCACCTCCAACGCCTGCGCCTGCGTCACGTCCAACCGATCCCAGTTGCGCGAGGTTCGCATCAACCGTTTGATAGTTTGCGAGTAGTCCGCCACCTCACGGAACAGCCCGTGGGTCTGCTCGCGGTCGCTTAGGATCTGATCGACGTTCATTTGCTTTCCTTTCTGGCGTGGTAGCGTTGGACGCTGGTGATGATGGTGGTGTGGTCACGCCCGCCCATGAGCGCACCAATGCGAGGATAGGACCATCCGCGCTCGCGCAGCAAGACGTAGATCTCCGCGCGGGCGTTGGCGTGGGCGTGCGCGTTGCTGCGAGCGTTGGCCTGCGCCCAAGTCATACCGCGCCGATCCAGTATCGCCAAGATGGCGCGTTTGGTGTCAGGCGAGCATGTGACGCCAGGCAGCGGGTCGGGCGGCGGCGGTGGTGGTGGCGGCGGCAACGGTGGTGGCGGTGGCGGTGCGGGCGATGCGGGCGGTGCGGGCGGTGCGGTGAATGTCGGGCGAGGCGGCGCGCGCCCGTCCAGCCTGGCGCGCACGTCCTTGTAATGGTCGCTCAACGCAAGGAAGTAATCGACGCTCATGGGACCATCTCCATGAGCCAGGCGCGCGCGTCGCGCTCGTTTGCGACGTAGCCCAGCGCGCCCAAGACGCTGACGCAGCGCCAGGCGCGTGAGCCGGTGCGCTTGTAGCGCACGGGGCCGTAGTGGCCCAGCAAGCGCTTGTAGTAGAACACGGTGCGCGTGCGGTCGTCGTGTATTTCGGTTGTTATCACGTCACGTCCTCCGGTTCTGAGCGCGCACCGCGCGCAAGATCTCGCGGCCATCGCTCGCCCACACGCCGGACGCGCAGGGGCACGGATGCGTCGGCAGCTCGCGCGCCAGTTCGCGCGCCTGTAGCGCGCGGATGGCGGCCATGACGGCCTGGCCGTACGCGCGGCGGTCAGCGTCTGGATTGCGCCTGTAACGGTCGAGCCCAGCGAGGTGGGGATAGGGTTTCTGATTTTCCGCTGCGTCGCGGTCGATGTAGGATTTGCGCTTTGCCATGGTCAGGCGTCCTTCTTTACGGGGTCCAGTAAATCCAGCATCGCCAGCACGGCGTTAGTCCCGGCGTTGATGGGCGCTTGCAAGCGCGCGCGTTCGGTCGGGTCGGCTACATTGCCAAGCATCCAACCTACAGTGAGGCCGTTCAACGCTTCGTTTAGCGCGTCGATCAATTCGGATTTGTCGATCATGTTCAAACCTCGATATCTATATAAAGGCCAGGGCGAGTAGCGCGCCCACGGTCGCGATGCAGGTCAGGGTCAGGATTGCTTCGATGATTGCGATCATGGTGCGGATCTTTCGGCGGTTGCGGCGTCGGACGCCGTAGCGGGGTGCGAGCGGGTGGTGTTACGGGTGTTATAGGCGTTACGCGCATGGTGTGGCCCCCAAGGCGTCGGGATGACGCGCGCTAACTGTAGCGCGCGCCGGTTAAGCTTAGGTTAACGCGGGCGCGTTCCATTCGCGCGGCGTCGGATTGCGCTCCCATGATTGCTTTGCGTAGGTTTCAAGCGAGGCCCACGTCGGGCGGGGCGCACCCTTGTCATAAGTTGGGCGGCGGCGGATATCTTCGCGATACGCCGCCTCGCCTGGCGTCATAACGTTAAGCGCCACGTCGAGCGCATCGAACGCCGCTTGTTTGGTTGACCATACGCCGTCAGTCTTGCGGATTAGGTCGAGCCCAATGCGTTCGCGCGCGCTTGTCAAACACTCGATATACCAGTCGCCGCTTGAGCCTTGGTAAACGTAGAAGCCGGGATTATTCATGGCGTGGGTTCCTATTGTTAGGGTTAAGCAGCGTCGTCGCAGGACAGTTCTTCGAATTGCAGGATGCAAGTGATGACCATCGCGGCGCCCGTCATGGGAGTGACGCTGATTGCCAGATCGACCAGTTCGTGTTGCATCGCGCGCGGCAGCGCAAGCAATTCATCCTCAAGCTTATTCCAGTCGGCACTATAAGCCGCCGAATCCAGAACGTAATTCTGGCGAGCCAAGCGCGCGGCGCGATCGATGTAGGATTGCATGGTTTCGGTTCCTTCTATTGCAGGAGATTGTTTTACATCATGGCGCTTGCGTTGACAAGCGCCATGTTTGCGCGTCACGCGTTAGCGAAGCGTTTCGCCGTTACACCGTGAACATTGATCACCATCGAAGCCTTGGCCTTTGCGCCAGTCCCACCGCACGCGCGGCAATCGGCGCAAGTTGTCTTGGCGCCAGCCTCTTCCGACGCGGGACACGTCACCTCGCCAGCAAGGCGAGGCGCGTCTGGCGTCTTGACGCGGAACGTACGCCAGCCCATGGCGTGGGCGGCCGTGTGATCGGCTTCGCTATCGGCGCTCGCCATGCAAAGCAGCTTGAACGCGGCGAATTTCTTGTTTCGCCATTGATGCGAGTAACCATTGATTGCGCTGGCGTTGACGGTAGCACGACGCCAAGTCTGGAACGGGGCGGCCGTTGGATCGCCGTAAGTTCCGATCCGAAACGCCAGACCGGCAAACAACGCGGGGATGATGCGCGCGTCGAAATCGACGCCAGCGCGCGCATATCGCCCACGTTTGAACGCACCGTACACGGACATTACAGAACGGCTGACGTTGACATAGCAAGAGCCGTTGTTCGCAGGGCGATGTTGGCAATCGCCGCAAACGCTGGCGTCGAAGCCGGTCTTAAGCGCCGACAACGGGTCGATATCGGACCGAATGATAAAAGTCTGAACCATTGCGCCAGTCTTGGCGTTCGTGCTGGCGGCCGTGATGCGATTAGCGATCACGACAATCGGCGCGCCATCAAGCGCGCTTGCGCCATCATATAAAATTACGCCAGTGAATTGCGCGCGCTTAAGCGCCTTGAGCATGTCTTGAGCTGTCTTGATCATTTTGTGTGCCTTTCGCGTTCGGCGCTCTGATTGGCGCTCTACAAATCAATGTAAACGATTTTCTAGCATGGTCAATAGAAAAATGTGAAATTGCATAAAAAATTGATTAGAAAAAGCGCCAGCGTCGCCAGAGTGGGAATGGGGCGAAACGCGCGGATTGTCAGGGATTTCAAGGCGAAATTGCATTTATATACACCTCTACTGTATTTAGGTGGAAAAACTTAATAATTATACATATATAGAATGTAGTATAGACTGACGCGTATAGCGAGCGATTAAAACCCGGTGTGCAATAAGGACAATCGTGCAATTTCGCCCACGACGCCCCCACGCATCCTATCGCCTGCAATGTGCAAGGCGACATGCTCGCCATGTGTGTATTTGTGCAATCGCCCCCAAGGCGCGATGCATAGCGTGACATGCTCGCCATGTGCTCATTTGTGCAATCGCCCTTCGCCCTTCGCCCTTCGCCCTTCGCCCTTCGCCCTTCGCCCTTCGCCCTTCGCCCTTCGCCCCTCGCCCCTCGCCCCTCGCCCCTCGCCCCTGCCCTATTGCTTAGGTCATGTTTGAAGGGGGGGGCAGGGCCTTGGCCCGCCCGGTCACGGTCACGGAGGGTCCGCAGAAAATTTTTTTTTAAAAACCAATTTCACAATCCAAGACGCATGATATATAATGTCTTACATGACATGGCACACGCTCCCTCACGAACCGCGCAAACTTCAAGCGACTGAGGCGCGATTGGACGCAATTTATCACGCCGCGCGTCACGGCTTGAAAGGCGACACGCTGGCGTTGGCTGCGGGTATGCAACCGGTTGAGTACCGCCAATTGTGCCAATTTGACCCATTGGCGGAGATGGCGGAACAAAAGGGCCGCGCGGACGGCGAGATGGAGATCTCGGCGCAACTGCACGCGGCGG